GAAGCCGCAGAGGCCGAAGGTCGGCACTTCCGCGCCGTTCTTCACGGTCCCGCTGATGAACTGCAGCATGAGCGCCCGCGTCGGGTTGACCGCGCCCGGCGTGTAGATCTTCGAGCGCCACCAGGTGTTGACCGTGGTCGAGCGCGTGATGTTGCCGTAGGTCGCGGTCCCCGTGCCGTCATCGATCGCCGCGGGGAGGCCGATGAACTGCTGGCTGTTGGTGGTGTTGTTGTAAAGCGCCGTCGCCATGCCATCCATCATGTTGTTGGTGGCATCGTTCATGCGCGCTTCGATCAGCGGAATGATCGCGTGATCCTGCTGCACCGCGCCTTCCATCCCGAGGAAGGGCACCGGGCAGATCATCAGCTTCAGATTGAACTCGGCGTTGAACGCGCCTTGCTGCACGATCGGCTGCGCGAACGAGCCCGAGTAGTCGGACCATTGCGCATTCGTAAAAGTTTGGCCCTGCACCGGAGCCGTGACGCTCGAGACGCCGCCGGTCGCGGTCTGCGAGTTGGCGATCATCGCCGCCAGCAACGGGGTGCTGTTGTAGATCTGCACCACCATTTTTGGGATAAATGCGCGCCTCGTGATGTACGTAAGCTCCTGATACTGCGTCGTGCCAGTACCTGGAAGTAATCCGCCGCCAATCGGCATTTCTTTCTCCTAAAGGTCCCCTGTTTCGCCCTTCAGGCCCAGCGCTTGGCTTTCTTCAAATCCTGCAACGCCTGATGCGCGACCTCTCGGGCGTGCAGTTGCGGATTGGTGAAGAAGCTCTTCAGCCCCTCCCTCGTCGACTTGTCCATCACGTTGGGCGAGAAGGATGACGGCGTCGGCGCTTGCGCCTGCCGCATCCAGTCGAAGTAGTCGCCCGCGGTGTCGTGTGACTGAATGCCTTTATCGAGCATGATCTTCTCGATCTGCTCGACATTGTCCGAGCCGAAGCGCTCGGCGAGCTTGTGGCGGCGGCGCTGCAACTCCTCGGTCGCGTCGCGCTCGCGCAGCTTCGATTCGAGCGAGTCGATGCGCTTGGCCGCTTGGGCGTTGATCGCTTGCAGCTTGTCGTCGGTGTCGATCTCGGGGATCGGCATGTTCGGCCGGACCTTGCGGGTCATCCGCAGCATGGTCGGCCGGGTTTCCATGTGCTCCGACAATTCGAGCGCCAGCTTGGCGAGCTCGTCGCGCGCCTCTTGGGAGTAGTCCTCGAGATTCGCCATCTCAGATGATCTTCTGGCCGTCGCCGGGCCGCTTGATCCCCATGTTGTTCTTGCTCATCGCCTTGCTGGTCGACGAGAGGCCGCCGAGTTGCGCGAGGCGTGGCGGGTTGATGACGCGCCCGTTCTGCTGCGTGTTGTCGGTCGGCCGGCGCACGGTCTGCGCGCCCCTCGGCTTAAAAAGGCCCTCTGCCATTACATGCCTCCTAGTGGTGACGGGGGTGCTCCCCCCGGCGGTGGTGGTGTGGGTGCGCCGCCCATGGGGGATGGGGGTGATGCAGGCGGCGCTCCAGGCATCGGAGAGGAACCGCCAAGACCTGGAATCTGCGGCTGGCCAGCCATCGCGCCGAGGCCTGGAGGGGCCCCGCCGCCATGCGGCAAATTCTGGAGAAGGTTGCGCGCCTCGGTCGGCTGGAGCTCGTCGATCTGGCCGCGCTTCTGTCCGACGATGCGGTGCAGCGCCTTGATCGCGGCGAGGGCCGCCTGGCCGTCAGGGCTCTCGGAGCCGAAATCCGGCAGCGACAACTCGAGCAGGTCGAGCGCCTGGGCGGCCTTGACCCTGGCATTCGCGGCCCCGCCCTCTTGCGGCTCGGGCGTGCTCATCGGCGCGGTCATCGGCGGCGTGGACGAGGCCAGCCCACCCGGAGGACTGCCCATCGGGCCATTGCCGCCTGGGCCGCTCTGGCGCAGCTGGTTCATCACCGCGGCATTGGAGACGTCGGGCATTCGCGCCACTTCCGGCTGTAAAACGGTGTCGAGTTACCGCGTTACACCCAGGAATGGATGGAATGAACGTCCCACGTACCAGATTTGGGAAATAGTTGCGGAGGGGCTTTATTTTACGTCCTGCCCCTCGTGGGACGATGGGTAGAGAGGAGTAACCCGCTAGGGGTTAACAACTACTAGCGGCGTTTCTTACGGCCGCGGCGTTCACGCTTCATCATTGCCTGCTCCTTTCCGGTCTAGAGGAGTCCCCTAAGCGCGGCCGGGCTTCTTGGCTTTCGCCGATTTGCCCATGCTGCGAATTCCGGTGGTACGAAAAGCGAGGTTGGCGGGCGCTTTGCCCTTGGCCATTTGCTTTGCGCTGACCCGGGGCTGGTCGGAGCGCTTGCTGATCGACTTGGCCATCATTTCACCTCTTGGAGATCGGGTTTGCCCTTCTTGGGCGGCGGTTGCTGCGGCATGGCGGCCTTGGCGGCCTCGCGCTTCTTCAATTTGGCCTTCAGCAGCTGCTTGCCGGGGATGTCGAGCAGTTCCAGCAGGTCCTCGTTGTCGATCGCGTCGACCTTGCGAAGATTGAACGCCATCTGGCGCAAATCTTCCATGAAAACCGGCGAATTGCTGTGCGCGTCGACTTTTACCGTGAAATCCTTGGTGAATTGCTCGGCAATGAAGGAGAGACCGGCCTCGTCCCTGAATTTGGCGTCGTCGTAGCGCTGCATCAGCTTCAAGTAGAGCGTGGCCATCTTCTCGAGGGCGTCTTCGATGATCAGGGCCCGCTTTTTGATCCGCGAGGAGCCCAGACGGGCCAGTTGCGAGGCCTGATTGGCCGATCGGACCCCGGATTCGCCCCGGCCGGCGAGGATCGAGTTGATGCCGCTGGCTTCCTCGAACATGCGGTCGATCTGCTCGATCTCGCGGAACACATCCTCGGGGATGTTCGGAGCCAGACGCTCGACCTTGGCGGTAGGCATGTCGGTGGCGAGCAGCCCGCCGGCCCGGTTGAGGGTGAAATTCTTCTCATCCAACAACCCGGTGAAGCCCATCAGGGCGGTCGGCGGGTTCACCTGCTTGGAGAGGAGATCCATGATCTCGAGGACGCGCTTGTTGCGGGCGTCCTGCAGCAGCACCAGCTTATGAACCTCACTCGCCCCCCAGTAATAATCGTAGAGCGGGTCGGGGCAGAGCTGGATGAACGGCAACTCGCCCTTCAGGAACAGCTTCTCGCCCTCGCGATCGTAGATGACGACCTCGGGCTCGGCCTGGGTGACGACCTGATAGTCCATGGTCTCGTCGTTCCAGACCCACAATTCCCTCATCTCGACCACCGCCTCGGCGACGGTCGCTCGGTAGCGGCTGTAGCCCTCGAGGTTCATGTTCACGTTGCCGTAAATCGCCGGGTTGACCTGGCTCATGATGATGCGGTCGACCCCGGTCGGGATCGCCTGCTCGGTCTTCTCGGAGGCGGTGATCTCGTCGATGATGCGCTGGCGGTGCGGGTGGCTGTAGAGCCGGTCGTAGAGGTCGGATTTGGTCATGTAGTAGGTATGGACGAAGGCTTCCTGACGATCGGTGACCGGCATGTCCTCGCGCAGCACGCCGACCGAGCCGGGATCGACCATGTAGGGCAGGATCTGCTTGTTGCGGTTGACCAGCTTCACGAAGGTCGAGTTGAAGGCCAAGCTCCAGGTGAGGGCGGTGCCGAAGACGATGTCGGCATTGCTGTCGAGCCAGCGGTCGTTGATGCCGTGGGTCAGGGCCGGGATCTTCTGCGCCTCGCCCTCGGGCGCGGTCGCCCCGAGATTGATCGAGAAGCGGGTCGTCTCCGACGAATAGAGGAAGCTGGCGACCTGCTCGAGGTGGGGGTTGATCTTGTTGAAGAGCGCGGGCGGCTCGTTCGGGGAGCAGCCGAAGAGGTAGTAGCTCCGCATGATGGCGTAGTCGTTGCGGCGCTCCTCGCGCGAGACGAGGCATTTCTGGACGAGGTCGTTGTAGAAGTCTTCGCGGTCCTTGAGGTCCTTGGGGATCTTCATTTATCGACTTTGAGGTTTTCATGATCGCGTCGGACGATCACCCCGCGGTCAAGCGGGCCGGTCAAGGTCCCCATCTGGTTCCGTTGTAAACCAACCGGCTCGTCGTGGATAGGGCGAGGCGGGCCGCCCTTGACGATCTGGTCGAGCCCGACCTTGCCCATCTGGCCCCAGAGGACGCCCTTGCCCTTCTGCTCCCCGCCCTTCTGGGCCTCGCCCTCGCGGGTGCTCTTCACGTCTGTCATCTTGTAGTCGGCGGCGAGCTGCGCGACCGTGGCGTCGGTGCGTTTGGTCGAGCGATGGATGATGGCTGGGGAGGCGATCATCTCCTGCAGATCGGCCTTGCACCGCTTGATGCGGCAGCGCGGCTCGTCGTCGAAGCATTCGCTGACGCCGTGCTTGGGGCAGAGATAGACGCGGAGGATGGCCATGCTTCCTCTCAGACGAAGTTGTCTGCGCCAGCTTCAGCTAATTGATTGATAAAGCGATTTTTGAAATCTGAGGCGCACTGGTGCTTGCAGACGTGCTGCGGGTTGAGGCCCTCGAACACGGTCTTGGCCTCGTCGCTGAACCACAGATCCTTGAAGCTCTGGTGCTTGATCGAGCCGATCGCGCCGTGCTTTGCATAGGCGGTGTTGTGGCAGGCATAGACCACCTGGTCGGCCCCGATCACCGGCACGACCTGCATGTAGTGGCAATGCGTGTAAGCGCGCATCGGCGAGTGCGACTCCGACTCGACGTCGTAGGTCGAGTTGATCGAGAAGCGCTCGTCGATCAAGGCGCGGGCGCGCTCCATCTGGCGCTGCACTTCCTTCAGGATCGGCGCGTGGTAGCTGGCGATCTGCGGCACCCACATCGGCGAGAAGCGCACGTTCTCGACGCCCAGATCCTTGAGCGTGCCGGCGAACTCGGCGATGCGGTGGTAGTTGTTCTGGT